TTCGCTAATAGTCAAATCTTCTTTTGCAATTATTTTCCGAATATTTCCTGTAAAAATCAAACTCATAGAATAAATCCCTCAATAAAATATAGAAATAGTCTTGCAATATAGAAATATTCCAAATATACTTGCGCCATCTTTGATACAAGATTGTTTAAATATTTAAACAAATTGAATTTTAGCACGATAACGAAACAGGAGATATTCCGTGAAAGCAGAAAAAGTAAAAGAAGGTTTCCGAGAGCGCGGTGAAACGATTAAAGAGTGGTGTATCGCGCGTGGTTATGACCCGACTTATGTGTCTCGGATTTTGAACGGCAACGTCAAGGCAAATCGGGGAAAAGCCCACCGAATCGCGCAAGAGCTTGGTCTTAAATCCAAGCAAGACGCAGCGTAGGAGTCGATATGGCTGAAAGTAAAAGGGTACAACGGCTATTGAGGGTCTTTATTGCGCTTGATGAGCATCCGATTATCGGTCTGAGCAATAAGGATTTATCAGTCGGACTGGGGCTGACGCCATCGCAAGTCAGCAGGGATATTGATGATTTGGTTGCCTCGGGATTGGTCATCAAACTTGAAAACGGCAACTACGCCTACGGCATCAAAACCCTGCAAATCGCGGAGCGATTTAGAAAACAGCAGGAGCGGCTGAACGCGCGATTGCAAGAATTGGAAAACCGAATTTAATAAATACGACGACGTCGTCGCATTTGAGGAGCAAAAGAAATGGCAACTGAAATTTTAGGGCATACGGTCGGCGCAACGGCAAACGAACTGGCTATCCACAGCATGGAGGTCATGGACAAGTTTTCGAACGGCGAGGCCTACAACGAGACGGTATGGATTGAGCGCGGACGATTTGCGGTACGCCAAACGATGGAAGGGATGTTTGAGCTGGGACGCGCGCTGATCATCATCAAGGAGCATACGCCGCATGGGCGGTTTGCCGAAATCGCTGAAAAAGAATTCGGCCTCGGACGGCGGGAGTCTCAAAGATTGATGAATGCCACCCTCCGATTTATCGACCCGAAAATGAAACAGGCGCAACCTAAGCTGATGACGCTGGGCAAATCCAAACTGCTCGAGCTGCTGGTAGAAGACGACGACACTTTGTTGGAGCTTGCCGAAGGCGGCGAGGTCAACGGCAACACTTTTGACGATGTCGACCGTATGACGGTCAAGGAGCTGCGCGTCGCCCTGCGCGAAAGCCGCGAAACGGCGGAAGCGAAAGATAAGGTAATTGCCGATAAAAATAAAAAGGTCGATGAGCTGGCGGAAAAGCTGTCGAAAAAGCAGACGGGTGTCAAAGAGCCTAAACCTGCGGATGTGGGCATCGAGCTGACGATGCAGCTTGGCAGCTTGGAAGTCGGTATTCGCTCGCAAATCAGCCGATTGCGCGAGATGTTCGAGCAGATGGCGGCTCACGGCGAGGCGCATGGATTTGACCACCGCGCGAAGATGGTAGGCACGCTCAATCAGATTATTTTGGACTGCGAGCAACTGCGCGAAAGCTATGCCCTTCCGACCGAAGCACCGACAGACAATATGCCGGAATGGTTGGGCGGTGAAACGGGAGAAGGCGATGAACCCGGCAATGATTGAGCGTCTTAAGGCAGTCGAGAATCAGGCGGAAGCAATGGGACGCGGCGCACGCTCTGCATATCTTAAGCAGCAGGCGCAGGAATTGGGCGTCAGCCTTGCCACGCTATACCGCAAGCTGGAGGCGGTCAGCGTCAAGCCGACGCGCAAACGGCGCAGCGATGCGGGCAAGACGGAGCTGAAGCCGGAAGAAGCCAAATTGATTTCGGCGGTTTTGGTGGAGGCGATGAGGCGCAACGGCAAGCGGTTGATGTCGGTGCGGCAGGCGGTGGAAATGCTGCGCGCCAACGGAAAAATCGAGGCGGCGCGGATTGATGAGGAAACCGGGGAAGTCATGCCGCTTTCTGAAAACACCATTACCCGGGCTTTACGAGAGTACAAGCTGCATCCAGACCAACTGCTCCAACCCGACCCGGTCAGTCGGATGAAATCAGAACATCCGAACCATTGTTGGCAAATCGACCCGAGTTTGTGCGTTTTGTATTACCTGCCCCGTCAGGGCAAGGATACGGGGCTGCGGGTGATGAAGGAAGAGGAGTTTTATAAAAACAAGCCGAAAAACGTCGTCAAAATCGAAAACGACCGCGTCTGGCGGTACACGGGGACAGACCATGCCTCCGGCACGATTGCGGTGCGTTATTACTTCGGCGGCGAAACCAGCGCGAACCTCTGTGATTTTTTCATCTACATGATGCAGCAAAAAGTAGATCCGCTAAAAGACCCGTTTCGCGGCGTACCGCGCATGGTCATGCTTGACCCGGGCAGCGCGAATACTTCGGCGGCGTTTAAAAATTTGTGCAAGTCGTTGGATGTGCATGTGCAAATCAACAAGCCGGGCAATCCGAGAGCCAAAGGCCAAGTGGAAAAAGCCAACGATATTGTGGAAACGGCATTTGAGAGCGGGTTGCGCTTTACCGAGGTACACGACATCGACCAGCTCAATGCTTTATCGGAGCGCTGGATGCGTTACTACAACGGTACGCAAAAGCACAGCCGCCACGGCATGACCCGCTATCAGGCCTGGAACAAAATCAAACCCGAGCAGCTCATCCTGCCGCCGCCTGCGGATTATTGCCGAGAGCTTGCCATCAGCGCACCGAAAGAGGCGAAAGTCTCGGCGGATTTGGAAATCCGCTTCGGCGGACGGGTATATAGCGTGAAAGGCATCCAGGGGATTTTGGTCGGTCAGAAGGTTTTGGTCGCTAAGAACCCTTGGGAGGTAAACGGGGCGCGGGTCGCCACTTATGACGCGGAGGGTAATGAGATTTGGGTATCCGTACCCGAAGTAGTTTTTGACGAGATGGGCTTCAGGGCTGATGCGGCAGTCATCGGGGCGGAATACAAAGCCCCTGCCGATACGGACGCGCAGCAGCATCGCAAAGAGCTGGACAAGCTGGCGATGGGTGCGGAAACGCTGGAGGCGGCAGCCGCCAAACGCAAAGGCAAGGCAGTCCCATTCGGCGGCGAAATCGACCCGTACAAGCATCAGGAAGATACGCTCGCCGCGCGAAATACGCTCTTTATGCCCAAACAGGGACAGCAGATGGCGTACAACCGGATGGAGGTCTCGGAGCAGGTATTGAGCAAGGTCGAAATCGCCAAACGCTTAAAACCCCGCGTCGAGGCAGACGGCGGCGACTGGAAACAGGCGATGGCAGTCATCCTCAAGCACTACCCGGAAGGCGTGGTCGAGAGCAAATTGGACGAGGTTTACGACAGGCTCAAGACGATGGGTCGTCTGAAGCTGCATAAAACCGGTTAGGCAAATGCGACGACGTCGTCGCATTTGAAAAAAGGGAAAGCATGAAACAGACCTTTAAGCAAATCGGCAAATCCTATGCCGCCGCGGCAGCCGAAATCGGATGCAGCAAGCCGATGCTGGTGGCGGTAGTCAATCACGGGCAATGACCGAAAAAAAACGCAGCCGAGCTGCGAAGGAAGTTGAAACAATTTTTTGAAACGAATGGTGCGGAAATCCCAGCGAGCCTGAGAAACGAGCCGGAAACCGCACCTGCCCAAGCAACTTACGAAGACAAGGACAATGAGATGTTACTACGAAAAGCAACTTTAAACCAAGCGGCAAAACAACATTTTAGCCTATTCCGCGACCCGTTTAATGACGAAATCCAGTCTGCGGACGATGTGTATATGACGCCGGATGTGCGCTATGTGCGCGAGGCAATGTTTCAGACGGCCTGCCACGGCGGTTTTGTGGCGGTGGTCGGTGAAAGCGGCGCGGGTAAATCCACACTGCGAGAAGACCTGCAAGACCGTATCAACCGCGAAGGCCGACAAATCATCCTGATCGAACCTTATGTCTTGGCAATGGAGGACAACGACCAAAAAGGCAAAACGCTTAAGGCAGTACATATTGCCGAGGCCATTTTGGAGGCAGTATCGCCGGGAACCAGCCCTAAACGCAGTCCGGAAGCACGTTTCCGCCAAATCCACCGCGCTTTGTCGGAAAGCGCGAAAGCAGGCAACAAACACTTGCTCTTGATCGAAGAGGCGCACGGCCTGCCGCTGCCAACCCTGAAACACCTGAAACGCTTTTTTGAGCTGAAAAACGGGTTTGAACGCCTGCTCGGGATTGTCTTAATCGGTCAGACGGAGTTGGCACAAAAACTTAGCGAAAACAATCCTGCGGTGCGCGAGGTGGTGCAACGCTGCGAAGTGGTTACGCTCTTGCCGCTGACCGACGGCAAGCTCGAAGGCTATCTCAAGCACAAATTTGACCGCGTCAATGCGGACATGGCAAAGATTTTAGACCAGAGTGCGATTGATGCAGTTGCCGAGCGTCTGACAGTCAAAAGCCGCACGAGCAAGGGTTTGGAAACCAACAGCCTACTCTATCCGCTGGCGGTCAACAACTTGGTGGCGGCAGCGATGAATCAGGCGGCGGAGCTTGGTTTTGAGATGGTTGACGGCGATGTGGTACGGGGGGTGTGAGATGGAGGCGGTGAAAAATTTCTTATGGCGGCTATTGGTTGCGGCAGCGGCCATCGTCCTCTTCTTTGCCGCCGCCAGCTGCATACCCGACAAAGCCCCTGCCGTGCCGATGTCCGGCATGGCGGCCGAGCCGGATACCGAACAGGACGCGGCAGAAGCAATGCCGATTGCACACGGGATTTACCCCGATCTGCCGTATGAGCCGACTAATGAGGATTTGGCGGCGATGCAAAAGACTGAGTTTATTGGAGCAGGAAAATGAACAGGGATTACAGCAAAATCAAGGTGTCGGTATGGCGGGAAAAAGGCGGTCATCTGACGGCCGCGCTCTCGACGGTAACGGGGCGGTTGGTGATGATGTATGTGTCGGCTTGCCTGACGGATGAGGTTGAAGATGTGGTTCAGACGGCATTGCGGTGTTTGAGCCGTAAGGATTTGGAGGCGGCGAGATGAAAGTACGCTGCCCCACCTGCGGCGCGGTGATGAGCTTGGATGTCTTAATCGCCCATGACGATGCCCGCGATGCCCTGATTGCGCTGACCGGCATTTCAGACGACCTTTTTAAGGCGGTATTGCGGTATCTGACGCTGTTCCGCCCCGCTGAAAAGGATTTAAGTTTTAACCGGGTTTCAAAGCTCGTCGGCGAGATTGCGCCGATGATACGGGAGGGCGAAATCGTCCGTAACCGCCAAACATACCCGGCCCCGCGCGAGGCTTGGATTTGGGCGGCAATGCGATGCCTTGAGGCACGGGATGCGGGAAAGCTGACACCGCCGCTGACCAGCCACGGTTTTTTGTTGGAAAACATCACGTTTTGGTCGCCTGAAAAGACGGCAGGAACGGCGGTTTTGCCTTCTCCCCAACCCTCTCCCAAGGGAGAGGGAGTAAGTACCAAATTGAGGAGCGGCGCGGGCGATTTGATGGAGTGGGCAAATGGAGGACAAGGATAACTGGCTGAAACGGGAAATCGCGCAGGGCTTTATGATGCTCGCCGCTCTGAATCTCAAGGGTCGTCCCGCTTCGGCGGATTTGACGGCGGTCGCCAAACTCTGGCACGGGATACTGGGCAGCCGCATCTGGCAGCCCGAGCGCGATACGGCAAGGATAAAGGCGGCATTTTTAACCATCGCCGCCACCTCGTCCGAATGGCCGAACCCGTCCGACCTGATACGGCACCTGCCGCCTGAGGATGTCAGGATGGTGCCGAGGCTGGAAAAGAAGCACCGGCCGACGGAATACGGCAAGGCGCAGTCCGCCAAGCTGAAAAAGATGGTCGGCAGATTGAAAAACGCACCCTGCATGAACGGGGATTGGATACACGGGCAACGCCACCGTACGGTGGATGAGTGTAAAAGGATTTATGCCGAAAGGCAGAAAGGTAAAACAAATGAACATTGATAAAACCCAATACAAACAGGATGCCAAAGGTAATCTCGTGCCGCTGGCCAATATTAAAGAAATCGACCTGCTGCGCGATGAGCTGGTGCAGGAAATCGCCGCCAAAGCCCGCGCGGTACAGGATAACCTGATGGCGTTCAAACGCGAGGCGATGGACGATATTGCAGCGTTTGTACAGTTGAGTGCCGACCGCTATGACGTATCTGTCGGCGGCAAGAAAGGCAATATCAGCCTGCACAGCTTCGACGGCGCGTACCGCGTCAACCTTGCCATGCAGGACACGTTGGTATTCGACGAAGGTTTGATTGCCGCCAAAGCCCTGATTGACGAGTGCATCAACGAATGGACGGAAGGCAGCCGCACGGAGTTGAAAACACTGATTAACGCGGCGTTTTTGGTGGATAAGGAAGGCAATATCAGCACCGCCCGCGTCCTCGGCCTGCGCCGTCTGCAAATCACGGATGAAAAATGGCAACGGGCGATGGATGCGCTCTCCGACAGTTTGCAGGTGCATATTAGCAAGCCGTTTGTACGGGTGTACCGGCGCGGCGAGGATGGGGAGTATCAGCTGATGAATTTGGATGTGGCGAAGGTGTGAACATGGCAAAAATCATTATTGAAATCGAAGACCTGCCCGAGGGCACCGCTGTTAATTTCAAGGGCGACCTCCCGGCGGCGGATGCAAAGGATAAAACGGGCGCGCAGCAAACGGCTGTCTTAATCAGCAAGATGATACAGGCGGCACAGATGATGACACCGCCCGTCCGTAGACATTAGGCCGTCTGAAACTATAAACCAACCGCGCGGCACGGTCTGCCGCATTTAAACCTAAACAGGAGTCAAAAAGTGAATAAATCTGAATTAGTACAAGCTGTTGTTGCCGAAACCAACCTGAGCCAGGCTCAAACGGCAAAAGTGGTGGATGCCGTTATCGGTGCAATCAAGCAGGAACTGGCTAAAGGCGGTGAGGTCGCATTGGTCGGATTCGGCACGTTTTACGTCGCCCAATCCGCCGAGCGCAAAGGCCGTAACCCGAAGACCGGCGAGCCGTTGACGATTGCCGCCGCCAAAACGCCTAAATTCCGTGCCGGAAAACCTTTGAAAGAAGCGGTAAACAGATAAGCAAACCATTCTTTAAAACAGGCCGTCTGAAATGTTTCAGGCGGCCTTTTTCTATCCGCTCCGTATGTTTGCCAAGTGGTTCAATTCAGGCTAGAATGATATTATTCATTGATTTTAATGGAAAAAGTGAAACGACGTTTCACTTTTTGAGGTTTGTGGGAAGAAAAAATGGAAACCCGTGCTCAGAAAAAACAGCGGTTGATACGGCTCATCCATGTGGCCAAAACTCAGTTGATGATGGACGACGGCGAATACCGCGCGCTGCTCGCCAATCTGTCATGCGGCAAGACGAGCAGTACCAAGTTATCGGTCGAAGAGCTGGAGCTTGCCGTGCGGGCGATGAAGATGCGGGGTTTTGTGGTTGCCACTAAGGCGCAGGCGGCATCAGGCAAACCTGATTTGCCGGTGCATATGCCAAACCGCATGATGGAGGCGCAGGTCAAAAAGATACGCGCGCTTTGGTTGGAGCTGCACGATTTGGGCGCAGTGCGAAGCCCGTCCGAATTGAGCCTGGCCCGTTTTGTCAAACGCATGACGGGCATAGATTATCATGGATGGTTGGGGACTGATGACGCGATACGGGTCATCGAGCATTTGAAGAAGTGGAAAGTGAGGGTGGAAAATGGCGGACAACAGAGTGCCTGAGCTGGTGGCGGACTTGGAAGATCAGGCGGTCGCCTGCTTGATGTCGGTATTGCCGATGGAGCGGCAGCAGGCGGTCGAGGTATCTAAAAAACTGTCTCATCATCTGACCAGCAACTGGGGCGGGCAGTTGATTTATTTTCCCAAAAACCTTTTGGGCAGGGTATCGGAGCGCGATATGCAGATTTATAAGGAATTTAACGGCAAGAATCATGTGGAGCTTGCGCGCAGATATGATTTGACTGTTCAGCACATCTACCGCATCGTCAAGGAGGTCGGGATGGCGGAGCGGGCAAAAAATCAGGGAGATTTGTTTGTGTGATTACCCGATTTATTCAAGATAGCGGTCAGGATTCGTCCTGACCGCTTTTTTAGCGCATTTATCGGCTTGGATAAGGGTTTGTCTATCTCAATGGTAAAACGCGCTAAAAACGCGGTTTTAACGCCTTTTGGCAATCCAATCTTTAAGCCGCATTAAAAGCGGTTTCAGACGGCCTTTGCCACAATAGCCTCATCCATCCGATGAGGCTTTTTTATGTCTTACGAAATTTTCCGCGCAGGCACGCGCACCGATGCAAACGGCAATACGGTAACGATTACCGAGGCCGACCTTGCTGCCGCTGCCCAAGCATATGACCCGAAGGTGCATGAGGCCCCTATTGTGGTCGGGCATCCCAAGGCAGATGCGCCCGCCTACGGCTGGGTCAAGTCGCTTGGTGTGCAAAACGGCGTGCTGACGGCGGACTTTGCCCAAGTCGATGAAGGCTTTGCGGATTTGGTTAAAGCCGGACGATATAAAAAAGTGTCGGCAAGTTTTTACCCGCCAACCAGCCCGAACAATCCTAAACCGGGTGTTTGGACGCTGCGCCATGTCGGCTTTTTGGGCGCGCAACCGCCCGCAGTCAAGGGTTTGTCCGCTATCAGTTTTGCCGAGGGCGAAGTTTATGTCGAGTTTGCCGAAGACGCACATCTTCAGACAGCCTCGTTATTAAGCCGTTTCAGAGACTGGTTTATCGGCCGTTTCGGCCTGGAAGAAGCCGATAAAGTGCTGCCTGATTGGCAAATTGAGGCAATTAAAGAATTGGCTGCCGTGCCTCAAACCCATGTGCCTGCCGAATTTACCGAATCACCCCCAAAAAACCATGAATACAAGGAGACCCCTATGTCGTTGGAACAAGAGCTTGCAGCCGAAAAGGCCGCCCGCGAAGCTGCCGAGAAGGAGGCCGCCGAATCGCAGGCGGAATTGAAAAAGCTGCAAGACGAGCAGCATACCGCCCTGCGCGATGGTGCGCATGAGCAGAATGTCGAATATGCCGAAGGCTTGGTCAAGACAGGCCGTCTGAAACCTGCCGACAAGGATTTGGTCGTCAAGGTTTTGGATTTTGCCGAATACCCTGACGACGTAACTGCCGACTTCGGCGAAGGCAGTAAGAAGCAGCCTTTGTCTGATGCGCTGCGTGCGTTTTTTACCGCTGTCCTGCCTAAGCAGATTCAGGGAGGCGAGATGGCTAAAGGCGAAACGCCGTCGGGATTGGCGGCAGACTTTGCCGAAGCGTCGGACCCAGAAGCCTTGAGCCATCACCAACGTGCATTGGCATTGGCGGCGAAGGAAGGTATCCCTTACGAAGAGGCTGCCCGCCGTACTATTGCTTAAATCATCAACCCATCAAATGCGACGACGTCGTTGCATTTGACCTAAAAAAGGATAAAACATGAGTGCATCTCATTTGCGCGGTCTGCGCGGCCAGCTTGATCCGGTTTTGACCAATCTCGCACTGGGCTACAAGCAGGCGGATTTTATTGCCGAGAAAATCTTCCCGGTGGTGTTTACTGAAAAAGAAGGCGTGCGTGTGCCGGTGTTCGGCAAGGGTTCGTTTGTCGAATATCAGACCGAACGTGCGGTCGGCGCGGCGTCTAATGTGATTACGCTGGACTCACCAAGCTTTATGCCGGTCGTGTTGGAAGAGCATGATTTGGCCGCCGGTGTGGATTACCGCGAACAAGCCGAATCCATGTACGACGAGCGCGCCAAGGCAACACGCCGCGCGGTCAAGGGCGTGCAGCTGCGTCAGGAAATCGAAACTGCCGCCCTCCTGCAAAACAAATCGGCTTATCAGTCCGGTTTCAGCAAAGACTTGTCCGCCACACAAAAATGGAGCGATAAAAACTCTGATCCGTTGGCAGACATCGAAACCGCCCGCGAAACGGTACGCGCCGGCTGCGGTGTACGCCCGTCGGTACTGGTGGTAGGCGCGGGCGTGCTGTCGGCACTGAAACGCCACGAGAAACTTATCGGTGCGCTGGGTGCGAATGAACGCAAGTCCCTGCTCACGGTCGAGCAGCTGAAAAACCTGCTGGAGTTGGACGACATCATCGTCGGCGAAGCGGTATCTACGCCTGCCGCAAATAAGGCTACCCAAGATATTTGGGGCAAATTCGCCAGCCTGATTGTGCGTCCGCATACGGCTTCCGGTGGCAATGACGAGGGTGAGCCGAGCTTCGGTTATACCTTCCGCCGTCGCGGTATGCCGGTAGTCGACCGCTACGAAGAAGTCGGCGGCAAGGTGGAATACGCGCGCTATACCGACATCCGCAAAGCGGCGGTGGTCGGCGGTGCATGCGGTTTCTTGTTTGAAAACGCGGTTGCGTAGATGTTGAAAGGCCGTCTGAAAGGCTTCAGGCGGCCTGCGGAGGGAAAAATGACGTTATCTGTGAAGTATGAAGATTTGAATGCCCGCATTACCGAGGTACGGTACCACCGCGTCGAAGGAACGACTTCAACCGTATGTACGGTGATCTTGCATTCCGGGTTTGTCGTCGTCGGCCATTCTGCCGCTCTCAATTCCGAGGCGTTCGTGGCGGAGACGGGGCGTGAGCTGGCCTATCAGGACGCGTTGCAAAATCTGTTGGCCTTGGAAGCCTACCGTATCAAAGAAAATGCGCATGACGCGCAGCAAAAGGAGTCTTAAATGGCACAAGCGAAGCAAGTGGTTTTGGTAACCACGGTCAAAACATCAGGCAAGGTGGTCAAAAACCGCTTTGTGGATTTCGCAGGCAAACAGGCCGTCGCCGGTGTGAAAGTGCTGGGCACTGCTACTTTGGATGCGGATGCGGGCGAAATGTTGGCCGTTGATGTATTGGGTATCGCCTTGGTCGAGGCAGGCGGCACGATCGCTGTGGGCGATGAAGTAGCAGCCGATGCACAAGGCGCGGCAGTCAAGGCGGCAGGTAATGCCAAGATTGCCGGTACGGCGCGCTCTGCGGCGACAGCGGCGGGCGAAGTCATCCAAGTATTTTTGAAAGGCTGATCATGGCTAAAGTT